TAATTGATACCTTCGCTGGAGCACCGAATTGACCTGGCATGTTCCTAATTATTGCCTCGTAGTCATTGATTGTTACAGCTCTGTTTTGTGCTGCGAAGTTAAATGTCACATAGTTTCTAACTTCTTCAGTAGAAGGATAACCAGCACCTCCAATGGCCGCCGTTACGTTATTACAAGTTAATGAGTTGATTACAGAAGTGTTGATGATATCTGATGGTCCGTTCACAAAGAAATCTGTTGCACCAATCTGATTGATTACATTTACACCTAAGTTAGTTCCAACACCCCCACCAATTCTGTATTGAATAAACAGAGTTGTATTTGCTTTGGGTGTTGAACCCAAAGACATACTGTTATTTTGGTATCTTTGAATCTTAAGTGGTACATCCAACGCGGTAAATTCTCTAAGTTGGTCTTCAGCAGTGTTTGTACCTCCACCGAAAGTAATTTTGGTAAACCCTTCAGGAGTATATTCGGTCATGAATCTCTCTTGGGTTTGGATGTATCTACCAACTTTAATTGCTGGGTCGTCTGATGGTTTTGTAGGGTCTTCGATAAAAACTCTATCTTCGGCTAAAGCAGATACTTCGTACCATCTACCGTCCACACCCAAAAACTCTTGTGCGGTTGGAACATTGGAATATGAAGTTCCGTCTCTTTGGATTATTGATGTCACACCCAAAACATTTTTTTCAGGTAAGAAAAATTCAAAGAAAGGTCTTACATCGTTTGGAGTAATAACTCTTTTGAAAACTTTTGTAATACCATTAATTACCGTCTCACGTTTTGTAATTGTGTAATTGATAAGATTTCCTGATGTATCAAAATTTGGAATTTTCAATCTGTTTGGGAAACCATCTTGGTTAAATGGGGATGCAAAATTGATATCGTAAAGGTTTTCAAATACTTGACCAGAGCCAATGACTTGACTCCCTCTTCTTAAGATACCCAAATATCTTTCATCTTCTTTATCACCAAAAGCCGGTACTGTAATCGAGAAATCTATAAGGGCTATTGAAGGTCTTTGACCAGGTATTTTCAGTCCATAAGTTCTAGCAATATTATAGATTGAAGAACGTTGTTGAGCATATTGAAGAACTGTTTCCTGAATACTTCTGTCAATATGATAATGTAAGTTATCTGCAACAGCCGCATTCAAATCCAAAAATACTGAGAATACAGATGCGTCGTTGAAATTATCAATTAGTTCAGGGTAGTAAGTTCTGGTATAATTGATTAATTCCTGACGAATTGCCGCGAAGTCTCTGACGGTATAAGATATTCTCCTTTGTGCCATATTGTTAAATATTGATGATTACGAAATCTTTAGTGTTGAATACATCATTAGAAATTGCGTAATCAATTCTAACTGTCGCAGTATATTCACCAACATCTTGCTGATATCTTGTGAGTTGAGGGGCAATCACACCACCTGCTGAAGTAGCAGTCAAAGTAGCCGCTTCTCCTGTGGGTGCTGTGATAGAAATATTAGTTAATTGTAGATTTGGCATGTAGGCTTCTACTGAATCTCTAATTTCAGCTTCGATACTCTGAAAGGTTGGGCCGTCCAAGGGCTCAAAGATATATTCCAACAAACGAGTACCAAAGTTTGGAAGAAAATATCTACTACCTTTTCTTGTTAGTAATAGGTGAATCAAATTACTTCTAATCTCTTCAGCGGTGTAATCGGATAAATCCAAATACTTACCATCGAAGGAATCTACGAAGGGGAACGTTAAACCATATGTTTTACCATCAGCCATATCTGATAAATATATCTTGATATTTTTTATAACAAACAAAAAACCCATCAAATTAATGATGGGTTTATAATACATTGTTTCTATTTTATCAACCTAATGATGGATAAATCATGCAGAACAAGTTAAACAATTTGGGTCATCCAATGAACAAACCTTACTCATCATCTCCTCAGTTACACCTAAATCAGATAATTTGTCATCTTGAACTGTTGTATTTTTTACAACAGTTGGTTCTTCCATCGGTTGAAGTTGTGACATGTCGACACCCAATCCTTTAATTGCCGAAGCCTTAGCTTTGGTTCTCAAATAATACATACCAGTCTTTAATCCCAATTTCCATCCATACATATGTGCCGATGAAAGTTTAGAATGTGTGACATCTTGCATAAACAAGTTCAAAGATTGTGATTGGTCAATGAAGACTGCTCTGTCACGAGCCATGTCTAACAAAGTTTTACCTTTCATTTCCCAAACAGTTTTATATGTCTCACGAATTTCACTAGGGATACTTTCGATATTTTGAACCGAACCGTTTTCAGCAAACAATTGAAGTCTGATTTTTTCATTCCACAACCCAAGGTTTACCAAGTCTTCGATTAAGTATTTGTTGATAATAACATATTCCCCACTCAAAGTGTTTCTTTTATAAAGGTTCGCAGTAAATGGTTCAAAACATTCATTGTTACCCAAAATTTGAGCTGTTGATGCTGTTGGCATCGGAGCCATCAATAATGAATTTCTAAGACCAACCTCCATTACTTCTTTTTTCAAAGAATACCAATCCCACATACCTGATAGGTGGTCTTCAGTATATCCCCACATATCATATTGGAAAATACCTTTTGAAGTTGGAGAGCCTTTGAATGATTCATATGGACCATCTTTTTTTGCCAAGTCCTTTGATGCTGTCATTGCTGCAAAATACATTGTTTCAAATATATTTTTATTCAATTCTTGAGCTTCTTCACTCTCAAATGATAAACCTAAAAGAGCAAACGTGTCTGCTAATCCTTGGACTCCCAGTCCTATTGGACGGTGTTTCATATTTGAACGTTTGGTTTCAGGTGTAGGATAAAAATTAACGTCAATAACTTTGTTCAAATTAACTGTCGCCTGATAGGTTACATCATAGAGATGTTTGAAATCAAAAGTTCTGAGTTTTTTATTCTTTTCTCTAACTTTTCCACTAGGAATCTCAACAAATTTAGGTAGTGCAATAGACGCTAAGTTACAGACCGCAGTTTCTTTAGAATCGGTGTATTCAATAATTTCTGTACAAAGATTTGAAGACTTAATTGTTCCCAAATTCTTTTGATTTGATTTGGAATTAGCTTGGTCCTTATACAACATATATGGTGTACCAGTTTCAATCTGAGCATCCAAAATCTTTTCCCACAAATCTCTCGCCTTCATCACTTTAATAGCCTTTCCTTCCGACTCGTATTTTTCATAAAGTTTGGTAAACTTTTTATCGTCAGGATTATCATACGCATCGACCAAACCAGGTACCTCGTCAGGAGAGAATAGTGACCAATCACCACCAGATTCTACTCTTTCCATAAATAAGTTTGGTGTCCAAAGAGCTAAGAATAAATCTCTAGCTCTCATCTCTTCTTTACCATGGTTCTTACGTAAATCTAAGAAATCCTCTACATCAGCATGCCATGGTTCTAAATAGATTGCTATCGAACCTTTTCTTTTTCCACCACCTTGGTCTACATATCGAGCAGTTTCGTTGAATACTTTCAACATCGGAACAATTCCGTTTGATGTTCCGTTAGTACCTTTAATGTATGCACCTTTTGCCCTAATTTTGTGAATATTAATTCCAATACCACCAGCGTTTTGTGAAATTACCGCAGCATCGCTGAGAGTTTTGTAGATACCAGGAATAGAATCATCATGAACATCGATTAAGAAACACGATGAAAGTTGAGGACGTTTGGTACCAGCGTTAAACAATGTTGGTGTTGCGTGAGTAAATAAACCTTCACTCAACATATCGTATGTTTTCTGAACCATTTCCAAATTGTCTCCCCATATACCTACCGAAACTCTCATGTAAAGATGTTGTGGTGTTTCAGCAACTTGTCCATACATTTTCAGTAGGTAACTTTTTTCCAAAGTTTTGAATCCGAAGTAATCAAAATTGAAATCTCTATCATGTACCATCATTGCATCAAGTTCACGACCATACTTTTCAATCACAGAATATGTTTCGTCTGAAATCATACCAGCCTTTTCACCTGTTTTCGGATTGATATATTCATACAACTTTTTTGCCGTAGAACTAAAGTGTTTATCAACTCTTTTATACAAAGAACTGATAGCAATTCTTGATGCAAGTTTGGAGTAATCAGGATGATTTGTGATAAGTGATGCCGCGGTTTCTGCCGCCAAAACATCCAACTCTTCAGTAGTTACCCCGTCATACAAACCCGCGATGACTTTCCTAGAAACTTCTACATAATCAACATAATCTTCGTTGAGTCCGTATGTTTGTTTTTTAATTCTTGCCGAGATTTTATCAAACTTGACAGGTTCTCGGGTTCCGTCTCTTTTTACTACTTCCATAATTAAAAATCTTCTTCAAAGTTTAATTCTTTTTCTTCAACATCACCAACACCACTCTTGGAATAATCTGAAACTCTTTTTTCAAAGAAATTTGTTTTGTTTTCCAAAGCAATATTTTTCATGAAATCAAAAGGATTTTCTGAGTTATATACTTTTCCAATACCCAAATCAACCAACAATCTGTCAGTCACATATTCCAAGTATTGAGACATTAATGTAGAATTCATACCAATCAAATCAACAGGAAGTGATTCTGTAATAAATTCTTTTTCAATTTCCAAAGCCGAACCTAAAATTTCAATGACTCTTTCTTTGGAAAGTTTATTTTCGATGTGTTGGTTATACAAGTGTACCGCAAAATTTGTATGTAAACCTTCGTCTCGAGAAATCAGCTCATTTGAGAAGCTCAATCCAGGCATCAAACCACGTTTTTTGAGCCAAAAGATTGAACAAAATGAGCCCGAAAAGAAAATACCTTCAACGGCAGCGAACGCCAACAATCTTTCAACAAATGATTCTGAGTTAATCCACTTTAATGCCCATTGAGCTTTTTTCTGTACCGCAGGTACGGTATCAATTGCATTGAACAATCTATTTTGTTCTTCTTTATCTTTAATATAGGTATCTATCAAAAGTGAGTAGGTCTCTGAGTGAATGTTTTCCATCATTATTTGGAATCCGTAGAAGAACTTAGCTTCAGTATATTGTACTTCTTTGACGAAGTTTTCTGCCAAGTTTTCATTAACAATACCATCACTTGCTGCGAAGAACGCTAACACGTGTTTAACGAAGTGTTTTTCACCCTCATTTAATTTTTCCCAATCGATTAAGTCTTGAGACAAATCGATTTCTTCCGCAGTCCAAATACATGCTTCAGCTTGTTTATATAATTTCCACAAGTCATGATGTTGTATAGGGAACAACACGAAACGTCCGGGATTTTCTTGCAAAATCTTTTCCATATTCTTTATAAAATTTAATTTGTATGTTCTCTTTGTTTTCTTTTTTCCATAAGTTCTTTGATTCGGTCTCTGTTTTTCTCCTCTTTCTTTTCTTCAAATCCTAAGAAAGTTACAGAGCTTTCCGTATCAATATCCAACAACTCGTTGTTGAACTTACAGTTTTCAAAGATAACTCCGTCCTTACCAACACGTGATTTGGTAATTGCGATAGTTGCTAAATTCATTTCTTTTTGTTGTAATGTTTTTGCCACAGAAATGATAACGTGACCTACTTGTGCTTTTTTGATAGAACCACCCATCTGGTCGGTGGTAACAACCTCAGAAGATATAGAGCTTCTGTTACCCTGTGTTGCAGTCCAACCTACAACTCCTAATTCATGACACAGTGCTTCGTATCCACGCATGACCGAACCTTCACTTTTCCACTCGTCACCCAAGTTTCTGTCAGGAACAATACAATCGATGTAGTCCAAAACTATCATATCAATTCGATGTCCATCGGCAATCATTTTACGAATCATATTTTTAATTTGATTCATGGTAAATTGGTCTGATGGTAACTTTTTGAGAAACAACTTGTTTGTCATTTCCTCTTTGACTTGACGTGCCTTTTCCAAAACTTCTTCACGGTGACTTGGTAGTTCATCGGGAGCGATTCCTGTCCACATCGTAAAGTGTTTTCTTTGGATTACTTTTGGATTGTCCTCAAAGAATAATTGTAATACGTTATATCCGTTGTTGAATGCACTGTTAGCAATTTTGGATAGAATAGTTGTTTTACCCACACCTGTTGGTGCTAATATTACACCTAACTCTCCTTTAGCAAGCCCACCTTTCAATAACTTGTCAATACCACTAATTCCCATAGGAATTGGGTGTCTAAAATCTTCATTAAGGACATCATCAAGATTATTGAATACGTCCTCGATTTTATTACCATTTTCACCGATTTGGATTGCGGCTCTGAATAGTTCTTCAAGTTTTTCGTAGTTCTCAAACTCACCATTATCAAGAATTTTTTGGGATTTGACAATGGCCTTTTGAAGCTCTTGTTGTTTACAAAACTTGAGAGCCTTTTCTTGAACAAAACTTGCACCTTCAATCGAGGAGTCTTGAATTTGTTTGATTGTATCGTTGAGTATTTTTAACATGAGTTCTTGTGGGAACTCACTCTTTACTACCTGTCCGAGAGTTTCAAACGATGGTGTGCAGTCATACTTAGAATAATATTCCTTAGTTAACTGCAACAAAGTTTTGAAGTATTTGTTCTCAAAATGAGAAGGTTCAATTACGTCAATGATGGAATGAGCAAAGTCCTTGTCCAGTATTATTTGATTTAGTAATTGTAGTTGAAATGTATTTCCTAAGTATTCGAAATTCCTATTTGACATAATTTATTTTTTCCCTTTTCTGTAAGTTATAAATACCTCAAGCGAGTTGATAATTCAGGTAACTTGTAGTAAAATTTTCATCTGAAAATATGTCAGTTAGGTCGCGAAGCACAGTTTTTGCTTGCTGGCGGATGTCTACGGTGTATCTTATTTTAGGTGGGAAAATTTTTGCATCAAGGATTCTATGACAAATTGTCTGCTCCCCAATTTTTACGTAAAAATGAAATACTTCAGGTCCATCGGTATTATTAGTTTCCAAAATAGACGCATCCTCCAAAATTTCGTACTGATTATCCATCATGTACATTACGGTGCGCATCTTTTGGGTACTTTCAAAACTGTCAACAAAATCTTTGACATACTCATGTAGGTCCATAGACGCTCGAGCGGTTGGGTTATAACCTCGGACATTGAAGTATCTTTGGATTACGATGTTGTTGTTCAACGTAATCAAAAACTCCATTTTTACAATATCTTGTTCTTTCATAAAATTTTAATTAATTGTTTTCTTGATTGAATTTTCTTTTTTCTTTTCTTGTGAGTTTGGTGAAAGGTTTAACAAAGTTCACAAACGCTTCATCATCCTTTGGAAGGTACTTAAAAAACCCATCCTCTGTCATCATTCTGATAAGGTTCTTTGACCCCCTCCCTTCGGGGTCCAATGTTTCACGATAATAAAGTTCGACCATTTCTTTACCCTCATCTGAAATCAAAGGGTTCAACAGGTCAACAATCTTTTTGTTTCTTTCGAAGAACTCCAAACCCAACTCACCGTCTTTAGTGATTCCTTTAGTAAGATTCATAAGGGCTTTGTTTGATTTGTGTTCTTCTAAAAGTTGTTGTCCTCTCTCCAAAATATCCGATACATTGACAACTCTGTCAACTACCTCAGGAAAAAATTTTAGAAAGGTTTTGTCACCCATCAAAGAAATACCATCAATATTATCGCTTTTGTCACCCATAATCACCTTAATTGTTCTTACATTTTCATGTGGGATTTGTTGTCCTAACATATTAATTTTTTCCCCATTTCTAATGAAGAACTTCTTAATTGGTGAATAAATAGATGTTGTGGGACTTACGAGTTGGATTAAATCTTGGTCTGCAGACAATATTACCTTTTGTTCATCAGTACCGATTAAACAGTAGTAGGCAATAAGGTCGTCAGCTTCGTTGTTATCAACTCTAATTTGTCTAATGAAACATTCCTCCAAATACTGTTTAACACGTTCCTTTTGGTATCTGTAGGACTCGTGTTGGTATTCATTCATCGTCTGACGACGATTCAGTTTGTACTTAGGATATATTTCACGTCTGACGGATGAGTTACCGATACCGTCCCAAAAGACAACGACTTTGTCGTAGTCGTACTCATCCACTTGTTTTCTAAGGGTGTTGACAAAGTGGAAGACTCCTCCAATATGTTCACCATCGACATAGAATTCTCTGACTCCATGAAATCCGATTTTGAATAGGTTATCACCATCTACTAAAAGAGTCCTCACTAAAAAGATGTTTATAGATTTTCACTTTCCTTTTCCTCTGACAACGCAAAATCACCATCTGAACCAATTATAGTTTTCCAATAATCGGCATGGTCTTTCTTGTAGGATTCGATGGATGCCTTTTCTTCAGCAGCCTCTTTACCGGCCAAGAAACCATGTGGGGTGACAATGATTTTTCCGTCTTCGTAACCCAATCCATTGATGTGATTTTTCAATACGGAAACTTTGGTACGAGTTGCAAACTTAACAGTTCGCTTATCCTTGGTTGCTGTAATCTTGGTGGTACCAGCACCTTTTTGATTACCAAACAAAAATACCAAAGATGAGTTTAACCAAATGGCCTCACCACCTTTAGCTTTAATCTTGGGTTGACCGAAAGGATTATCGGGAAGTTCAACCCATGGTTGATTGACAATAACCAAACTGTTTTCAAATTTGGTATCAGCCTTTCTTGAACCTGAAATACGTTGGTTAATACCCATACCAATCTTATCTGCTAACACAGATGCATTGTGTTGTTTACCGCCCTTTCCATCGTAAGTCATCTTACAAGGAACAGAACCAACTGAATCCCAAAGAAACAGTAAATCATAATCAAGTTCACCCTTTTCTTGAGCGTCCAACAAACTATTGATGTAGTCAGTAATTTGTTCAATGTAGTCGAAATTATTATTGAAAATGAAAAATCCATCCCATTCCAATTCACCAGTCTGTTGGTCAACAACTTCTTCACACTCAAAACCCATAAGTTTCGCGTGTTCGAAACTCCACTTTTGTTCGGTGATAATGAATACAGGGAGAATACCTTGTTTCTGAGCCGAGACCGCAGTTTTAACCAACGCAGTGGTCTTACCTGTATCTGAGTGTCCCAAGAACATATTCAAATGACCAATTGCGGGACCAGGTAGTCCCACAGCATCCAAAAAGTCGGAACCCAAGTCAAAGAATCTTTGGGGTTTGTATTTTGCAGAAGTAGAGTACTTCTTCTTGATTGAACTGAAATCGTTTTTCTTTAGTGCCATATTAAAAAATATTAAAGGGTGCAGACACCGCCTGCACCCTTGTTAATTAGAACGGTAAATCTTCGTCAGGGTCAGCTCCTGCTTGAGGGTCTGCCACACCAGATGACTTTCCACCACCCATAGACATGATAGCTTCATCTCCGTAAACATACTTACCTGTTTCACTATCCCAACGTGGCTCTTCACCACGAGCGATTGCCTCAAGATACTCAACAGGTTTTTTGGAATACACATCTTGCCAAGTGAGTTCATCTGCCAACCATGACTTCATAACTTCAGCATCTTCCTGAAGAATTGATGGGTCATCGTGCATAATGGTCTGAATTGATGTGTAATCTTTACCACCAGGAGTCTTCTGTTTTACAAGCTGAATGATAAGGTCACGTCCTTTTTCAGGGTCGGTGATATCACCTTTTTGTCTCCAAATGGGGATAATTTTATCCAAGATACCTTCGTTCTTGTAATTGTGTTTGAATCTCCAAAACTTTACACCTTCGTCTTCCGCATCACGGTCTACAACTTTTGCGATGTAGAATTTACGTGATTTGTATTGACGAGCAAGTTCTTTATCGGATTCTTTTCCTGTAGCCATAAGTTCTTCGTGAACCTCATTCAAAGGAGAACGTTCGTTGTCGTTCTTTCCCGGGTCATAGAACTTTTGCCATTTACCACCTACTTGAAGTTCGTGGTAATAAACTTCAACAAAAGGTGAAGAACCATCTTTTGTTGGAAGAATACGTACTCTACGTTGACCTTGTGATTGACCTTGCGGTAGAATACAAGCAAAATATTTCTTCATTCTTTCTTCTTGTGACATACGATTGCTGTCACTTGAACCTTGTGAGTTCTTTTCGTACTGAGCCAGTACTGCGTCAAGTGCATTACTCATGTTAAATTAAAATTAGTTTGTTAGGACATAAAAAATATACGCCAAGTTTATTGTTTCGTCAAATCAGTCGCCAAAAAAAAGGGTCACAACGTGACCCTTATATTATAGTTAATAACTCAACCTTTTCAAGCTTATCTGAAAGATGTACCGGTTGGTTCAGCACCGTACTGGTCAAATGTTTTTTTAATTTCACTTGGTACGATTTGCTCAACTTCGTCTGAGGTGAGAACGTATTCGTTCTTACCTTGTTTTTCCATATCTTGTTGCTTGTCTTGGAAAAAATCTGAAAGTTTTTGGTGGTATGGTCCACTATCCAAAGTTCTTAATTCAAGTTTCTCTTGAGCTGTTTTAGGTCGGTATTTTTCAATTTTTTCTTCAATAGAATTCAATTGTGAAACCAAACCTTCCATCTCAGCTAACTTACCCTGTAGACCTTCAAGTTGCTTGAACATCATGTCAAAATACTCATTTTGTTTTGACTCCATGTTTTTTTGTGAATTTACTAAATCAGTAATATCAAGTTCCTCTGAACCTTCTTCGGTTTCTGTAGATGAACCAGAATCATCAATTTTTTCCACGTCATCGTCCTTGGTAACATCAATAACTTCAGGTTCTGCCTGAGGTTCGGCCAAAGTAGGGTCAACTTCAGGTGCTGGAGGAGTAGCGGTTTCCGCACCTAACTCAGCAGGTGCTTCAGTTCCAGGTGGTAACGCTTCGGGTACCCCTTGTTCTGTGATATACTTGTTAATCGAGTTGTGTCTCTTAAGTTGTTCTAATATTTTTTTGTCTACAGTGTTCATTGTTTAACCATTTAATAATTGTTTCACTCCTTGTGGTGTTTCAACTTGGACTCTTTTATTGGTTCTCATCGTGTTATCAACTCTTTCGATAAGACCATCACGGTCTCTAACTGTGTAACAATCACCAGTGTTCAAGTCACAAACTTCCGTGTATCCATTACCTGTGGTTTTTTCACTATATCTTGAATTAGTTCCAAGATAATTGTCAAGATGTTGCTTTAGATTCATACTTTTTTCTCTATAAATATCAATTAAAACGAAATAAGACCTAAACTGATTGCTTTCTCGGTGACTTCGTCAGCTGCTTTCACCAATTCATTGAAATTCTTTTGATTGGCCTTAATCCATTTTTCTTTTTCCGCTTCTGTATTCCAACGTTTTGTTGGCCACCATTCCAACCACACTTGAACTAAACTGATTGCATAATCAGATTTATTATTCCATTTGTAACTTGGATTAGAATAAACGATAGATTTATTTTGTGGACCTGACTTATTCAAATAATAGGATTCAATGAACTCTACAGATTTTTGAAAACTGTCAAAAGTCGCATAAGGTGCTGTTACCCCCTGATTAGAACGACATGAATACTCTCGTCTTAAATAAATCTCTCCTCTCTGAGCGTAACTTATGTTTTGGTAAATTGTTCCTCCAAGAGGTGTTCCTCCCAAATCATAATCGTAGGCGTATATTTTGGTGTCATCATGTCCATTAACGTAGGCATTGAAGAATACCATACCACGGGCAACTCTGTCGGCAACATTATTTTTAATAATTGTTGCGAAATCGTTGTAAGCAATCGAACGTAATGTTGGACTATCAATCCCCACAAAATTTCTATACCTTTGGTTAGCCACAGCAATATCGTTAGCACATTGAGCAGGATTAGCCGCGGTAAACTCACTGTTATTCTGTATTGAATTACCTACCGCAATAATATTCTTCGAAGGGTTAACTACCGTGGTTTCTTTCAACCTCGAAATCTGTTGTACCAATTGAGATAACAAATTCTTATTTAGACTTACAAGTTGTTGGGTAATTAAAGGTATTGAGTATACCGGCATTCTAATTCCTGAGAAGTATGTTCTGAAATTACCCGAATCGATTACGTGTTCTACCGATTGAATCATATATGGTCCATAGAACATAGGGACATGTTGTAGATTGAAATACATCGTTGGTTGAATCATGACATTCCCCATAGATTCAACTCTACATTCATAACTTCGTGTTTTATAAAAATTAAATAATCCTACACTTGAACTCATCGCATTTCTACCTCCCGCTTGTAGGGCTATGTCAGTAACAACCCTGTTTGATTCACTTGTGGCGGCAGCTGAGTTTTGGTCCAACTGAATAC